ACCGGAACCATTAGCAACATAGGTTTCACCACTGCTTGCACTGGCAATACCTTTGGGTTCATGCAGTGCACTTCCCGTTAATGCTGAATGTTCTACGTTAGCCATTGTATTTAATCCTTACCGGGGGGACTTGTTAAGACTATTATACACACAAGTAAAATAGTTGTCAAGAGAAAAAGAGTAACAGGAGGAGATTTCTCCCCTCCCGTTGTATTTAAGTTTAAGCCATTGGCTTTGTAAGAACAGAAACCATGTTCTCTGGACGGTACAATTTCATACCATAACGTGCAGTAGTAACGAACTCTGTACGCTGATAGTCTTTGTTGTACTCAGTGTCCACGTTTGGCATCTGACGCCATGCACCAACAAAAGGCGACACAGCTTGGTCAGCTGAGAAGAACAAGTTGTTGATTGCGTTAGCGGGAGCAGCCACAGTACTGATAGTTTCTGAAGCCTTTGTAGCAAGGTAGTTAGATGTGTATACATCAAAACCATAGATGTTAGCTACAAAAGTCATACCGGAAGCGATACCAGTATTTACGATACCTTCCCAACGTGGGTTGTTAGATACACTTGTCAAAGCTGAGAGGGTATTCATCTCAAATTCAACAGATGGGTCAACAATAGCCACGAGGTTACGCTGTGGTACTTTACCAGTCTTCAATGCACGAAGAGCTTTTGCGAAGTCTTCAACTGCAATTACACCACCAGTACCCGAACCAATCATACGGTGAGCAACACCATTAATTGTATTAGGGTTAGCTGCTGTTTGACCAGTTTGTGCCAACTTCATGATGTCTGTTTCAAGACGTTCCATCAAGGCACGTTCTTGCAGAGGTACAAACTGAGACATGATTTGATTGGCGTAGTAAACATCCTGCATCGCTTTGTTAGTGATGTAGTTACTGGACTGTAGGTAGTCAGTAATTGTAAATGTAAACTGTGCATCATCAATAGCAGTGTAGGATACTGCTGTATCTTCAGCGTAGTCAGCAATGGTTGCATCGCCAAGTGATGGGATTTTAAATGTATCTCCGTCAGGGAAATCACTCAACCAGTTAACGTATTTCATACCTTGCAGTTCGTCACGCAAGATTTCTTTTAGTTCTGCACTCCAGACTTCCGCCCGTTTAGCAAGTGCTAGTGTTGCTACTGTATTACCAGCCATTTTCGTATTCCTTTATTAATAAAATTTATCACCCAGACGTTCGGCATCAGCCATCATTGCACGTTGGGTAGACGGTTTGTAGTATAGTGAAGAGTTTTCCCTACGAAGTTGTTGGTAGTAACCAAAGTCCTTCCCAGAGGATGCTTGCATTGTAGAACCCTCAGTACGAATGCTCCCTTGCACTAATGGCGAAGACTTAGGTGCTGACCGCCCCATCAACTGCATAAACGCAGCTGGTGATTTAGCAGCCATACTTTGTAACTCCGTCATTGGTAAACCTAGTTCATTAGCTTTCTGCTGCACGGCAGTTGCTGCTTCTGTTCCGTAGGCTTGTGCAAGTTCCGATTCAACGACAGCGATATTGTTTTTAGCAACACCTTCTAGCTCTCGTTTCTTCAGGGTCTGTTCAACTAGGCTCTCAATGTTTGCTTCACTCGACACAGGCTGGGTGTTAGCTGTATTCGGAGTGCCACCATTATTATTGTTGGGGTCAAGAAGTTCGGTTGGGGATGCCGAGGCCATTTCTTCCATCTTATTAGTAACTCCAAGTTTGTAGGATTGTTTTTCTAGGTCAGCTTTTAAAGCAGAATTTTCTTGTTTCATCTGTTCGATAAATCTATCTGCTTCTACTTTACCTTTTGCTAGAGCTTCTACATCATTGAACTTACGTCCTTCTCCCACAAGATCACCTAGGACTGAAGGGCTGGTTGGCTCCTCAAAGGATGATACTTGTTCACTCTGCGTTACAGGGGTCACCTGTTCTTCAGAAAATACACTCATTGTTATTCCTTGTCTAAGTTAATTAGGTCTAACACAGTGGTCACTGCTCTATTAAACCCGTTACGGTCTGCTTGCTTGTATGCCCACGATGGTGAGTCATAGTCTGCGGCAGGGGTAGTATCCTTTAGCATAGGCTCTAGGATTTCTTTAAGGCGGTCTAGGCTCTCTCTGTTAGATTGGAGAACCTGACCTACTGCCTCTTTATCTTTCTTTGTCTTACACTCTCTGAACCAAGCTGCCTTCATTCGATAGGCTCCTCAGAGACTTGCTCAGGAGTAGGTTGCAGTTCCTGCATACCCTGTTCAATTTTCTCTTCTTGCTCTGCTTCAAACTCGACCTGAGCCTCTGTAACAACCTTCTGTGTCTCAAGCTGTTCAGTTACTGCAATGTTCTCACGGAACAAAGCTGGTTCACCTAGTTCATCTGCTAACAAACGAGCAAACTCTTTACCTGACAGGTGTGACCCAATAGTAGGATCAGATGCTTTGATCTGGTACATAGTAGTAAGGTTCTGTACTCGTTGAGCACGTTCAGCAAAGTGTCGAGCACCCATTGGTATGATCTTACCGTTAGCCTTGATATCCTCACGAGTAATCTGTGTAAAGAAATAAAGACCTGTATCTTCGTTGAGTACCTTAGCTGTATCTTCGTAGTCCATGTTGCGACGAGATACTTCAAGCATAGCGTTCAAGATAGGCTCAAGGAACACACGTTCAAAGTGGGCTGTCTTGTGTTGGAAGATACGTCCTGCTGCTGTCATAAGCTGGTTGACTTCAAAGGCTGTCTTCTCACCAGCACTACGGATACCCATAGCTTCACGAGGAGCACCAGCCATCATTTCCATCTTAACTTCAAGATCACGAATCTGAAAGTCAGCATTCAAAGCTGTACTGTCAGGAACAAGGTAACCTACGTCCCCTTCATCCCCTAAGTAAATACGAGCATTAGGTTCAAAGTCAAAGTCCTCTACGTCACCACGTATTTTAAGAACAGGGTAAGCAATCTGGTCAAAGACATCAGCCCTTAAGTTCTCCAAGTGGTCAATGCGGTACTGCATGCCTACAAGGTTATCTAGTGGACCCATAGAGTAGATATTGTCAGGACGATCCCGCCAACCTACGTGGAAGATAGGATCACGACCTAAGTAGCTAGGGTTCTCTTCATTAGATAAGACATATGCACGATCAACAATTGTGATGATACGATTGTTTAGGAATTTACCTGAGTTAGTATCGTAGATGTCTCCGTAGAATGTAAGTATCTCTACGTAGTCTGATTCGTAGTAGTCAGTTATGTTAGAGAAACCATCAGCTACAAAACCGTCTGACTTATTAACGTCTACTTCGTTGCCCTTAGCTGCACCACGGTTACCTAGCATCTTATTGAAGATGTCAGCCATGTACTCTTTATCTGGTGCAGTTTCAACCATACGTTGCACTTCACCTAAAGTAATAACAGAACGTATAATCTTAGGAGTATCGGCAAACTCAGCAGCTACAGGATTAAAGCAGATGTCGTAAGGAGAGATACGGACTAGCTTTGGACCTATGTAGTTTACAATACGATCACCGTCTTCAAAGTTAGTTACCTTACGTTGGTAGTCTACCATAGCAAAGCAGTTACCGTACTGGATGTAGTCATTAATAAGTTTACTTGTTGTGTTTACAAAGTCTGACTGACGTACCTTGTTTTCCATGTATGCCTGAATGATGTCACGTTTAATCTTAACATCTGAGTCAGCATCTGTAGCTTCAAAACGAAACCAACGCTTCTGTGGGAACAAAGCAGCAAAGTAGTTAGCATGTAAGTTATCAGCAATTTGTGTTAGCTTAGGTGTCGTAGTTGAGTTAGACCACGGCAGCTTGTTGTTACTCGTAGTACGGGTATCTGTAGCATAGACGTAATTACGTAACTCTTTCCATTCTGTGATCTTCTCAGAACGAGCATTGTTCCACGATGACCAACGGTTGGAAATGTCCACAGCTAGGGTGTGTGGATCAATAATGCTTTCAATGTCGATTGTAGTGCCAGCCATGATGACTCCCAGTCCTAGCCTGTGTGATAATAATAACACACATTAATTTCTTTGTCAATAGTTAAAATGAAACACCACCGAATTTAGGATGGAATACTACATTATTATCTTGACTTCTTATTCTCTTGACAGCATTACCCGGCTTAACAGCTACTTCAACAGCAGCAGCCAGACAGTCTTTACAGTCATCGTGGGCAGGGTTATACGATACTAACTCTTCTTCTAAGACTTGGCAGTTACCACCACGGTAATGAAACATCTGTAGGTTGTCATACCTAGGCTCAAGGATAGCTGCTATACGTTCTTCTTTAGAACCTTGGTGTCTGTTGGGGCGGTGCTCATCAATCTTTAAAGCTAGACCATTAGGCTTAATGTAGTTATCTTTTAGTTCAGATACAATTGCTGACTGAGCAGCAGTACATTCAGCCCGTAGTTTTCTAAAGTCCCAACGGTTAAGTAAGTCTAAGATATGCCTGAAGTACTCAGAAATCTTATCTGTTTTAAAGCGGTCAATGTCTAAAACATATACGTTATTTTCAAAGTCCACACCAATGACGACAATGGCGGTGTAGTCGGCACGTTTACTGACACTGTAAGCAAAGTCCACAGCTGCACTAACATTTAATTTACGTCCTTTGTAGTGCCACTGACCGTTGTCTCTATTCATGTGTTTACGATCATAGTACTGAAACCTGTCGTAAGCAATAGGTTGTGTATCTGGGTCAGTAGGATCGTTGTAGTACTGTGCTCTGAACTGTACACGGTCTAGGTACTGCCCTCGTTTCTTAGCTAAGATTTTAATATCAAAACCAAACATCTTGCCATCTTTACGAAGTTGTCTAGGCCACAAGAAGTCACCAGTACCATCCCCGTTATCTTCTACTCCTCGTTCCATTACTTCGTAGATAGATTCCTTACCTATTATTTCATTCTTATGTGAATAGATGTCTTCTTCCATACTCATCAAGTCAGAGTACAAATCTTTAGGGTGGTAACGTGTACCTACTACCCACTCCCTAGCTTCACTACCCTCAATAGACGAAAGCAATGAGTACTGAGACTTAACCTTATTACGGCCCTCGTTAGTGTACGCATTTTCAAACACCACAACATCATCAAGAACTGCAATGTCACAGTGCATCCCAGTAAGGGAAGTAGTGAGACCGCCAGTAAATATAGAAGGGTCACGGATAGCTTCCTTCTTACGGTCAGGGTGGTCTAAGGCAATCTCAGATGTAGTCCACTTCTCTCGTTTACTCTCATCTTTGTTCAAGTGTTGAGGCCAGTACTTCTGGTGAATGTCTGACTCAAAGATGTTCTTAATAAACGACAACTGTTTCTGCGCTAGGTTTGATGTAGCTGAAATATACAAGACCCGTAGTGAAGGATTCTTAGTTAACTCCCAAGCAACACGGTAGGCAACCATAGCTGACTTACCGTGGTCACGAGGAAATAGTAGAAGCTGGTGAGACTTACATTCCTGCCTTGTCCACCACTTACAGACATCCTCATGACAGTTACCTAGTACACGTTGAGGAGCAACAAGCCTAATAAATGTTATTAGACTTGCTTCTGCTGCTTCTCTTATTTCGATGAGTGTTGCCATTAATTTATACTGCAGTAGAACCTGCCATGTCGTCCTGAGCCATAACCCAAGCATAACATTTGTCCAAGAAAGCATCGCCAGATGAAGCCTGAACGTCAGCGAGGTTTGCGTTGTAACGCTTAAAGTCTACCTCACGAGTATCATCAGTTGGTGTAGCTGTCGCATATGCTGACAGGTCAATCATTACTGTGAACTTGGGATCATCACCACGTTGACGACTGATAGCCGCTGTAGCAATGCGATAGTAAGCGTTGTTGAAAGCGATACCGTACTGGCTTGAGCCTTCTGCGATTGTGTTTTGAATAGCCATTGGAATCTCCTTTTAGGCGTAAATTACTTCAGATGTATTGATTGTAGCAACCCACCTGATATTGGTTGATGCTGCACCAGTTGCCTCGACCTTGAGGCCACCATTAGTTGTGTCAGCGGATAGTGCCATGCCCCAAGACGGGGTGTTGTCTAGTACAGTAGTTGCTGAGTTGACCAGCACTGTGGTCCCTGCCGAACCCTCTCTGCGGATCAAGCCTTCAACCTTCCATGCTGCCGAAGCTGTACCTTCGCTTGCTTTTTGACGGGCTACAATAGTGCCGTGAAAGGCATAGGCTGAGTTGTTGGGTAGGATGACTTGGTTGTCAGTGCCAGCGGTGCTTTTGTTCGTTGTCAGGGCTTCTGGCGTGGTGTCTGTTGTGTCGCTTCGCAAAGAGAATATACCAAGTTGAGCATCCCCGTTATCCCCAAACGCACCGTTAGCAAAGGCGAATTTCCCCCGAATGTCAGCTTTAGCTCTAGCACCAATCGCAACAGCATTACTTTGCAACGCCTCAGTATAATATCCAGATGTTTCTCCACTGATTGCTATTGAACTGCTTGCGCTGGCTTTTGCGTAAACCCCTAACGCAAGGGCGTAGGAACCGGATGCCGTAGCGCCGTACCCCATAGCCGAAGATTGCGCAACAGCCTTAGCATGATAACCAATCGCAATACTGTTAGCTTGAAGAGCACCGTAAGTTGTGGTGTTGTCGGCTATTACTGCTGCGAAACTGTCTGCGCCATAAGCGTAGGATTGCCCAAGAGCCACTGACCTTGATCCAACAGATTGTGCATCTTTACCAATCGCAACAGACGCAAAGGCAGTAGCGTCCGTATCACCGCCAAAGGCTATCGTGAAATTTCCCGGCCCTGCTACAGCGGAAGACCCCAAAGCCATAGCGTCAGTGCCACTAGCGGCGGAAGAATTGAGTATAGCTAAACTGTCATCACCAGACGCTGCTGTACCTCTACCAATCGCAATGGCATAGTTAGCGGAAGTTGTTGCACCGAAACCAAGTGCAAGTGAATCTAAGCCCCCCGATACAGCACTGTCTCCAATAGCTACAGCATTGCCGCCAGTAGCACTTGGTTGTGCAGCAGGTGAACTTTCATTTGCAGTATAAAGAGCAGCACCTGCCACAGCCCAATCATAGTCCGAACCAGTCCACGACAGGAACTCTCCTGCGGTAGCGGTGCTTGTGTTGAGATGGGTGTCTACAAGCGGGTTTACGTTACCGGCATCTGTAACGTCTGCGGATGCTTCTATACCAGATAACTTAGTTTCTTCTGCAGTAGTGTAAGAGGCTGTTGTATTAGCCAAAACACTAGAATAAGCCTGTACATTCGATCCAATGGCAACACCAAGGTTAGTGCGGGATGTACCTGCGTTAGCTAGATCAGACAGGTTATTCGCCGTCATGCCTGCACCGGCCGCAGTCACGTTT